ATCAACAACGTGTCGCAGATTACGGTGTTCTTGAACATCAATGGAACTGCCGACAACGAAGTTCTTCCGGTCAGGCTCGATGCGTCTAGCTTCGACATGACTATGACGAACAACGTCGAACGCAACCAGAGGATCGGAACATTGGGCGCTGCGTCGATGCGTATCGGTGCCTTCGAAGCGTCGGGCAACATCCAAGCCTACTTCGGTGGTTCGGCATCGGCCCAGGATAGCCGCGATCGGATCCAGGCGTTCCTCGACCAGACTCGTGTTGGACTCTTGATCGGGTTCACTGACACGACGACCTCCTCTACTCCGGCAGGTCTCTTGTTCTTCTTCCCTGCAGTCAAGCTGACGCGCGGCACCTCGTCGAACCCTGGTAAGAATCAGGTCATCTTCGAGGAGCTCAGCTTCAACGCGTTCAAGGATTTGGTCGGCTGGTCCGGTGCCTACTTGGGCAACGATACGGCAACGGATCACGGCTACCCGTCGGGCGTCACCGTCCAAGTTTGGAAGGTGTAACCATGGGAAGCCTCAAGAACATCAGAGAGGACAACGTTGCTCTCAACGAGGGTAAGTGGTTTGACTGGGTCGAGGGCATTCGCCTTCTCATCGCAAGTTCGGACTGCTCCGGCTACCAGTTAGAGATGGAACGGCAAGCGCTGACTCGGGCCACCGCTGACCTGGAACAGGACCAGGACGCGATCCAGGTCGACATGCGTGTCGCTGCCGGGAAGTTCCTCTTGCTCGGGTGGGAGAACATCCAGGACGACGATGCGAACGACATCCCATATAGCGAAGATCAAGCGGTGCGATGGTTGTCGGACCCGGACTACTTCCCGTTGTATCGGTTCGTTCGCGACAAGGCGACCAGCGCCAAGAACTTCCGCAAGGCGGAGAAGAAGGTCACGGGAAAATAGCCAGGGTCCTGACCTGGCAGGTTGAGCTTGGTGAGAACATCTCATTTCTGGCGCGGCGCTCTCGCAAGAAGCCAACGCCAGAATGGGATGATCGACCCAGGATCCCTCCCGGGTTCGAGTTGCTTTGGGACATCTTTACGGATCTAGTGACGTTGCGAACAGAGGAAGTCGTTTCTCCACTCGCGATTGTTGCAACACTAGACGCCTACCAGATCGAACCACAAGAACGGCGCGCAAGATACTACCGAATGCTTATGCAGCTTTCAGTGGAACTTCGCAAGGCCGAATCAACCAACCAGAGCAGTAGCTAATGCCAACGCTGAGAGTAGCAGTCGACGCAACAGGCGCGAAGACGGGCGCGGAAAAGTATAAGCGCGCAGTCAAGAGTGGCATCGTTGACACCAGCAAGCAAGCTGACCGTGCAGTTCGCGGGGTTGACAAGTCGGTTGGTGTTTTAGGCAAGACTGTCAAGAGTGCTGGCCGTTCGATTGGACTCTTGTTCGCGGGGTTCGCTGGGGTCGCTGGGGTCAAAGCAGCGACGAATGTCATCTCCAAGTTCGAGGAGTCGATGGCGATTGTGCAGGGAGTCACAAGCGCCACGAAACGAGAGTTCCGAGAACTCGAAGCAACAGCCAAGGACCTTGGCGCAACTACCCGATTCACAGCAACACAAGCGGCCGAGGGACTCACGTTCCTCGCCCGCGCCGGCTTCTCTGCAACAGAAGCCATGGCCGCTCTGCCAGCAACGTTGAATCTTGCGATTGCTGGTCAACTGGAATTGGGTGAGGCTGCAGACTTCGCATCGAACATCCTGTCGCAGTTCGGCCTAGAGGCAGAGAACACTGTCCGGATTGTTGATGTGCTGACGAAGACTGCGAACAGCAGCAACACCAACGTTCGACAACTGGCCGAAGCGATGAAATTCGCTGGCCCGATCGCAGGATCTTTGGGTAAGGAGATCGAAGAGGTCGCTGCAGCTGTCGGTGTGCTTGGCGATAGCGGCATCCAAGCATCGCTTGCTGGCACGAACATGCGAGGAGTCATGCTCGCGTTGGCAGGCCCGACGGGTGGAGCAGCCGATGCACTGCAACGACTCGGGTTGTCGATGGACGACGTCAACCCAGAGAAGAATAATCTCATCAGTATCTTCCGGCGCTTCCGGGATGTGCAACTTGACGCTGCAACGGCTACTGAAATCTTCGGTCGCAGAAACGCAGCAGCCGCGTTGATCTTGGCGAAGGGTGCTGAGAAGGTGGGCGAGCTGACGCTGGCGAATGAGCGCGCTGCTGGTGCGGCTCAGAAGATGGCCGATATCCAGAACAAGACTCTTGCTGGTAGCATCCGAAGTTTGATTAGCGCGATCGAAGCGTTGACGTTGGCTACTGGCGAGTTTGGGCTCGCTAGCGCGATGAAGTTCGCTGTCGATACGATGACTCAGGCAGTTCGGATTCTTGCAGGCGTCAAGGATGCGATGGCCGACGCCAACGTCGTAGCTATCGTATTCGCCGAGACACTGAAGGTTGCTGGAATCGCATTAGGGATTATCGCTGGGCGAGCAGTGTTGCGAGGTCTGCAAGTTCTTGGTGCACGACTACTCGCGATCACAACACAGATGATCGCTGCGCGAGTTGCGTCAGTAGCCATGGTCGCATCGCTAACTGGGGGAGCTACAGTGGCAGCAGCAACGCCTTTCGGGCTAGTCGCAGCGGCGATCGCCGTTGTAGTTGTCGGCATCATCGAGGTTACTAGCGCCCTTACTGCTGGAGGGCCACAGGCACAGAAGTTTGCTGATGCGCTGGGTGAGGTGAACAACGCCACTAAGGATCTGATCAAGCTACAAGGTGAGTTGGCACGTGCCGTAGCAGTTGGTGAACTGGAGAAGCAGCTCCGGATCATTGAGTTGCTGAGGGATAAGTATGTTGAGGCAAGAGAAGCTGGGGCGGTAGCAGCTGACTCGACTAAGGACCAAGCGATAACCCTTGGAGAGTTGGCTAGGTCCGCAAACCGCACAGTCAAGGAGTTGACTGAGCTTGATCGAGTCTCCGCACTCATCGTCAAGAAGAACCAGGAGATCCAGGCCGAGCCATTCACTACGCAGACACCAGTGCGTCCAGAGTTTCTCAAGCTTACGCCTCAGGACGCTAGCAAGATTCTTGGCGATCTAGTTCAACAGTTCCAAAGCGAAATCGATTCCTTGTCGGTCGCGGAACGTGAAGTCAGAGTCCAACTTGCTCTTGACATCAAGGCGCCCACGCTCACGAAGGAAGTCGGCGACTTCATGCGTAAGATTCGCGGAGAGATTGACCGCGTGTCTACTGAGCGACTTGAGCTTGGCGTGACTCTCGACAACAAGGGCCTGCAAGAGGGTTCGTTGGAACTGCGACGACGACTGGCGATTGCCAAAGCAGTGCGCATCGAGGAAATTGGTTTCGTTGCTGCTATTGAGAAAGAGCAGGTTGCGCTTGACGATCTCAAAGCCAAGCACGAAGCAGGATCCAAAGCAATCTTTGCGCTTGCTAAGGTTTGGTCTGAAGCGGAAGATGCGCGCAACCGCGTAGCAACTAGCAAGGATCTTGAAGCCGTCAAGGCAGAAACTCAAGCTCTTGCAGACCAGATCCGAGCACAACGTGAACTGATCAAGACGATGGAGGCCGCTGGCCCGCAACGCGAGCGTGCTATCAAGCTGATCGACGAGATGTTCACGAAGCTGGGCTTGGAAGAGGCAGCAGTCAAGAAGCTGAAGGAACAACTCAACGAACTGAACAATGTCACGGTCAAGTCGCCGCTTGACGAATACCTTGCAGACCTTCGCGAGCAAGTCGAGCTGCTGAAGCTTGGAGCTAACGAAGCTGAACAGTTCATCATTCTTCAGGAAGCGCAAGCCGCTGCTACTAGATCGAATGTGCAATGGACTGACGACCTGCAACGCCAAGTCGAGAATCTCGTTGCCCAACTGCAAGCGGCACGGGCAGCGAGTGAAGACTTTGAAGACGCCACGAAGACTCTTGGCAAGGTAGGGATTACCAACTTCAAGCTGATGAGTGACGAAGCCCGAGAGCTGGCTGCGCGAATGCGCGAAGCTCACTTCGTAGGCGAGCAGATCGGGGACACGTTCTTCCGGGCGTTCGAGTCCGCTGCATTCGGCGCGCGTAGTTTCAACCAGGCGCTACGGGACTTGGCCATTAGCTTGAGTCGACTGGCGCTGAACGAAACCCTTGGCAACATCCTTCGAGGTGGCTTCGGGAGTTTGGGCGCGAGCCTAGCGGCGCCGAACATCGAAAGTGGTGGCCTCGGTGGGCATCAGTTCGTTCCAGTCACCGAAGCGCCGCAAGGCGGATCCACAATCTTCGGCGCACGGCTAGCGGGCAGTGGAGCTGGTGGCGGTGGCGGCGGGGGTATCGACACTCCTGGTGGCGCGCCCACTCGCAACCTAACGATCAACTTCAACATGCCGAACGTTCGGGACCGCACAGGGTTCCGGCAGTCAACAAAGCAAGCAGCAGCACAATTCGCTAGGCTGGATCGGAGGCGGGACTAATGGGTTTCAAGAATATCTCGATGCCCGAGACGTTGTCCTGGGGCTACATTGGTGGCCCAGGTTTCAGGACCCAGATCGTCATCACGGACAGCGGTCACGAAGAACGCATCCAGCGTTGGCAGACTGGCCGCTGGCAGTGGAATGTCACTCGTCGTCACGCCGACTACGAAGATGCGAACGAGCTGTTGGAGTTCTACCTGAACGTGAAGGGCTCAGCGTTCTCGTGGAGATTCAAGGATCACTCCGACTTCCATAGCAACCCGGATACGGGCACTGCTGCATCTGCCACGCCACAACTGGACCAATATCTCGGCGACGGCGATGGATCGGAGACGACGTTCCAGCTCTACAAGAACTACGTCTATCAGTCAGCGTCCTACACCTACCAGCGAGTCATCACGCATCCAGTGAGCGGCACGGTTCAGGTTGCGGTCAACGGCACTGAGCAGATATCACCTGGATGGACCTATGAGTGGTCGGTCGATACGGCAACGGGCATCATCACGTTCACGACTCCGCCACCGGCAGGACAGCAAGTCACTGCCGGCTTCCAATACGAAGTGCCTTGCCGTTTCGGCGAAGAGGTCGACGAGAACATCGGGATGGAGATGGTAGCGTATGACGTGAACACAATCGAGTCACTCCCGATCATTGAAGTGCTCGACGAGGGCGACGTTCCCGAGACGTGGGATCCGGGCGGGTCAGTCGACTACGCGGCAAGCGCAGACTGGACCCTAACGCTGTCGGTCGCTCGTCACTGGGTAGTCACGGCGACTGCTGGAATATTCGTTGCGTTCTTGCCAGAGCCCATCAACTATGGGAGTGGCGGCCCGTTCTTCGTTATGTTCAATGACAGCACCCTCTACACCTACGACATCCAAGACGCTGGAGGCAATCCAGTTGGAACGGTTCCAGTCAAGTCGGGTGGTGTGATGGGCAAGCTATCGTGTGGCTTGCTGGATAACGGCGACGGCACAAAGACCTGGTTCAGTTACTCCTAGTCTCATGGTAGACCGTACAATTTCAGTCAACAAGCGAGGCGATGAACTCTACGGAGGAACGGATCTTGTTGGCGATCTGAATGCGACCAGGAAGATCCGCTGGAGCAAGCGTCTTGTTCATGTTACGAGCACTGGCGCATCAGCAGTCTTGTCGATGCCTGTGAACGAGGCAACCGCTTCGCCGTATGGCGCGAAGGGCACAACATTTCTCTTGTGGCAAGAAGGTGGGACGAATGGGATTCCCGTCAACAACGACACGGATTCGCCCTCTACTCTTGGGACGTTAGGCGTCGATGAAATGCGTGAACTAGTGCTCATCGGCACTGATCCATCATCCATTGCATCGTGGTATTTCGGCCCAGCACAAGCCGTAACCAAGAGCGCAGGCAATCGTCCTGGCGGACCATTCCTTGTAGCTAACTACACCTTCGATCAATCCCATGACGGCGGGTTCAACATTCGCAGTTGGCTCAACTCGGCGTTCGGTTACGAAGGGCTGACGCCTGCCATCGTCACGATTACCATCGATCCAGGAGTTGTGGTTGGTCACACGCGACCTAACTCCTACCCATTGGACACTGGGATCTTGCCACTGGATTCGATTCTCAACATCGTCAACAATGGCACGATCAGCGGTGCTGGTGGCGACGGCGGAGTCGGTGGCATCGTTGGAGTCAACCCGACTGACGGTGGCTTCGGTGGAACGGCTATCAACATTCGTCCACCGTCCACCGCACCAACTAACTTTCTCACAGTCAACTTCACGAACAATGGGGTCATTCAAGGTGGTGGAGGTGGTGGTGCAGGCGGGCCTTTCCTGCAAGTTCCACTACACGGTGGTGGCGGCGGTGGCGGTGCCGGCTTCAACGCTGGTGTTGGCGGAACTGCAACTACCCCAGCCCTGCATGGGCAGGACGGAACGGTCACGACAGGTGGGGCTGGCGGCGCAGGAGCCTCATCTCTTCTATATGGCGGGGTTGGAGGTGGACCCGGTCAGGTCGGAGGGAGCAATGCAATTCAGTCTGCTGTTGGTGGGGCCGCCGGTGCATACCTAGCTCGAACGATTGTTGGCGTCGTGATGAACTGGGTTACTCCAGGAACGCGATACGGTCAGGAGTTCACGTCGTAATGCTGAACGCAGGTCAATACGCATTGCTGATGCGGCAACGGTTCCGCACAAAGACATGGTGCTTCTGCTACAAGGTGCTGCGAAAGGATCGTGATCAATTTCGATTCACGGACCACCCGCACATCGTCAACTTCCAAGGTGAGACTTACACCCCGATGGGTTCAGGTAGTGTGAGCGCCGAAGCGCGGATCGCTGGTCAAGAGTCTGACATGGAAATCGTTGGGCTACTCGACTCGACTTCTATCACCGCAGACGACATTCGCGCAGGACTCTATCGCGGAGCGGAGCTCTACATCTACATCGTCAACTGGCGATTCCCAATCGAAGCGCACTACTCCGGTTACAAGATGATCCAAGACCTTCAATACGATGGCACTGTATGGGTGGCGTCGATTGTTGGCCGTGCGCGAAAGCTCCAGACTACGACTGGTCGTCGGTGGTTGCGCGATTGCGATTACACGCTTGCGCAGTCCGGGACTTGCGACGTGAATCTGACCACGCTCGATTACATCCGCACTGGAGTGGAAGTCGACACCGATGGAATCATTGAGCAGCGGGTTGAGTTCTCGGCTAGCCTGGCGACGTTCCCTGAGAACACACCGCCACCTGGCGAACTATTCGTAGATGACTTCTTCCGCGATGGCGAGATTACATTTACGACGGGCTTGAATACTGGAGTAACGAGGGTCATCGCTCGCTACACTCACGCCAATCGTTTGATCCGCACCTACGTCCCGTTCCCGTTCGACTTCGCAGATGCCGATGAGTTCACTATCAAGCCTGGGTGTGATGGCCTCATCTCGACTTGCGGACGTAGGTTTGAGAACTACTCACGACACAGTGGCGCGCCACTTACTCCCGGCACGAATAGATCACTAGCCTACCCGGATCAATGAACGTGAATCTTGGAGACATGGCACCTTCACTTCTCGGAGTGAAGTTTCGAGCTAACGGCCGCAACCCAATACGTGGGTTGGATTGCGTCGGAGTTCTCGTTGTCACATGTCAACTTGCAGGTGTCAACTGCCCAGACTTCAACGAGTATGGAATGGCAGGCTCGCATGACCTCTTGATTTTGCAGCTACACGCACACGGATTCAAAAAGCAAACAAGGAACCCGCGCAAAGGCGACGTGGTCACGTTCAAAGGCAAGGATAGTGGGCATGTTGGCATTATGGAAAGCGAGACCAGCATGATCCACTCCCGTGTTGAACTCGGAGAAGTCCGACGCGAACCGTTCGCCATCAAGTGGGCGAAGATTCTCTCGGGTGTTTGGGAGCCACCAAACTAATGGTCGCAATCGTAGCAGCAGTCGCACTGCCACAACTGGGCGCCGGCGCAGTCGTCACGTCCCTGGCCGTTAGTGCCCTGAGTATCGTCGACCGACTATATACGTTCCCTGCACTGTTCGGTGCTGAAGACAGTCCACGCCCGGACCAGTTCCAAGAACTCGACCTAGCAACGTCTGATGTCGGCGCGCCACGCAACTGGGCTTTCGGTCGTGAGGTTATCGTTCCGTGCCACCTGCTTTGGATGAGCGATCCAGTTCGGACTACGGTTCAAACCGGGAAAGGTGGCAAAGGCGCGACTAGCGTTCAGCAAGATATCGTTACGGCCAGCTTCGCCATTGCGATGAATGATGGCTATATGGCAGGGATGCATCGTCTCTGGGTTGACGGGAAACAATGGTATTCAGATGGAACATTCTTCGGGGGAGTCAGTGAGCATCGCATGTCTGCGACTGCGCAGGCCAGCACAGTCCTTCTCCAAGCTACACAGATCGGGTCGATCGATTTCTCGCAAGCCTTCGCAGTTGGCCAAGTCGTTCAGTTGGTTGGATGGGATGACGGTTCGGGCACACCAGTCCTAGCGTTGAACGATTTCTTTGTTGTGTTGTCTACTCTCACCGCAAGCTCAGTCGGCTTATCGGAGATGGTTCTCCAGCCGATCAACAACCAAGCCCCGGCAAGCGGTGTTGCTGGCACCGAGATTCAACCAGGCCAAGTGCAGTCGCCTTCTGTCGTAGCGAACTACGGGAAGCAATGGCGATGGGGTGTCGACATTCTAAACCGATTCGTTGTTGGCGACATGTCACAAGCCGACGCGAGCGTATTCAATGTGGGCGATTCAGTTCACCTACATCATGGCGCACCAAACGTCGGTGCTGGAGTCGGAACCTGCGTAGGCGATTATAAGGTCCTGTTCGTTACTAACGCGCCGCTTGGCGCAGGCCTCGGTGGTTGGAAGCTGATCCTGGACCCAGTAGGTCTTACGATTGGAACTCCATCATACGTAGCTTGGATTGCTCAGCTTCAGTCACTACAACCCTTGCTCTTCAGTGGCAACCCGTCAGCGTTTTTCGAGCTACAGAACCGCGTCAACTTCTTCAGCCCAGTGGGGTCATCTCCAACTCCATCAACCAACTGGTTGTTCTACCACGGAGGTTTTCTTCACACAGTCGACCCGGACATCGAAGCTGATGTCGGTGTTGGGAACACCTCATCGTATCTCGGCACTTGCTACGCCAGGTTCAGCGAGGTCAACCTCAACAACTTCGGCAATCGTATCCCGCAGCTCAGAGCACTCATTCGCCGCCATCACAACGACCGGCTTCTAACCCCGATCCAAGCGATTCTACAACGGCACGGATTCGGATCGGGTGAGTATCGCATCCCTGGAGCGTGGTCGGTTCCGCTGCTTGGCTACAATGTTCGTGGGCCCATCACAGGGATCCAAGCGTTGCAGCCACTCATGGTGTTCTACGATTTCATCGTGCAAGAGCGCGGACCAGAAATCGTTATCTTCCCACGTAAGCAAGCGGCGACAGTTGCAGTTCAGCAAGTAGTGAGTGCGACTGGGCGAACTGTGCTTGATGTCGGCGCACGAGAGTTCGGCACTCAGATGACTGGGCTTCCAGTTCAGGTGCAGACACGCGAAGAGGAAACGATTCCTACTCGTGTTGAGGTTACGTTCACAGATCCAACGAACGAACACCAGACCGGCACAGAACCATACGGGCAACGTAACCCGGCTGGTGCTGACCGAGTCGAGAATGTGCTACGGATTGATGTAGCATCGCTCGTCGTCCAGCCGTGGGAAGCCAAGAATCGCGCAGCCGAGCTACTCTACCAGGCACAGCTGAACGGAACACAAGTCACAGTAGACTTGCCGCCAAGCTACGTGCATCTGCTAGAGAACGACCGACTGACGTTGACCGACCCGACGACTGGCGAGGGCTACGGGATTCTTGTGCAACGGGTTACTCGTGGCGCGAACATGATCCTGCACATCGAGGGATTCGTTGACTCGACCGACCAGGTTGTAGGGTCGACTGCCTACGGGCAAGACCCATTGAACGCCTGGCGCGGTGGTGGCCCAGCAGCACCAGTTGCATACGCACTCGATATCGCAGCAGTCAGGAACCAAGACCTTATCGATCCGATACTCTATCTCGCTGCCGCTTCCCCGGCTTCTTGGGGTGGCGTGAACGTCTGGGAGAGCCTGGACGACTCGAACTATTACCACATTGGTTCTCTCGGCGTAGAGAGCAACATAGGCATCGCTGAAGACATCCTTAGCTACGGGGTAGGCGTTCTCGACTTCGATGTTTGGGATGAGACCAACACGGTAACAGTGCGACTCTACACTGACCTGACTCCTACGACAATTGCACAAGCCAGCGTTCTACAGTGGCGCAATATCATGCTCGTGGGCGACGAGGTAATCGGGTTCGCTAACGTAACAGACAACGGCGATGGAACATTTACACTGTCGTCGTTGCGTCGTGGCTTACGAGACACTGAAACCTTTGCCGCAACCCACGCGATTGGCGATCGGGTTGTGCTTCTGTTCGATCATCTCGGGGTCCCGTTCACCAGTATTGGCGCAGTCGCTCATCGAATCGACCCGCCAGGCGTTGATGAAACCCGCTACTACAAGTTTGTGCCAGCTGGTCTTGGGCTCAACGACGTTACCGCAGAAGCTATCTTGATCGAGGGTTGGAACGCTAGACCATTCGCTCCGACTACTTTGGCTAAGGCACTCGACGGATCGAACAACGCCACGTTCACGTGGTCCAGAGTTTCGCGAGCCATCGTCAAACCGTTGACCAATACCGCGACGAGGATGATCGAGGATCACGAGCAATATGATCTTGAGATTATCGACAGCACTGGTGCTGCAGTCGTGCGAACATTCCAACTCCGAACCGAATTCCAGGCGTCACGCGACGCATTCATGTCCATCGTTTACACTGCCACTCAGCAGACGACTGATGGATTCACTCCCGGCCAAGCCCTTAGTGTCCGACTCTACCAAGTTGGAGAGTATGGCCGATCCCATCCCTTGATCGACACGAGTATCTGAAATGGGCAAGAGCAACACCTTCTCCCAGAATGTTCTGGATCTGATTTTCCTGAACGCTGACATCACCCTTGTTGGCGACGCTGCCGGCATTCAAGCCTCTGCGACTGAGGGCAACCTCTACGCAGCACTGCACACTGGTGACCCTGGCGCTGCCGGTGATCAAACAACCAACGAGGCAGCCTACACGAGCTATGCGCG